ATGCTCTCTTTTCGGTCAAATCTGGATAAGGAAGTGGATAGGTCATTGCTACCGTGGCAAGACTTTCTTTAACATCTTGTTTATCAAATGTCTCTTTTATGTATTCCCAATCTTTATCTTCTATTTCGAGATAGGGTTTCATATTGTAAAATTTATCAAAGTAATCTATATACATTAAAAGAATCCGTGTTTAATTGTTTGTTTCATTTCTATTTTTATCTTTTCGTAAAATTCCTCTCCATAGGTATCGACAAGTGACTCCTTAGATTGTCTCCAAATCTCTTTGACAACATTTTGTATATCATCTTCTAATACCAACTCATCTCTTTTGTTCTTGTGTGGTTTAATCAGTTTGTAATAATACTTACCATCCTCGATTCTATCCAATTCATAATCTTGTGGTTTTGGACAATGTAAGAAAGACCAATTACCAAGAATTATACGATTTGACTTGTTTGGTTCTAATGGATACATCTTACAAAACACAGGTCTATCATCACCTAAACTACATCCACTTCCATCTTTACTTAGTAAATCACAACAACCATTTTGTTGCCATTCCAACTCTAAGTCTAACCCAAACTTCTTTTGATATTTTTCTTGTTCTTCTTCTGTAATTTCAACATGAAAAGAATTGTGGTTACAACAACCGAAGTTACATAAACCACACATTATTTTCTTTTCTAGCCAGGCTTTAGAAAAAGTCGTGTTTGACTTGCTCATGTTTTCTTCTCATTTCTCTATCAATTATAGTTTCGTATTCTGATTTATACCATTTAATAGGTTCGATATAATCTAATTCATATTCCTTGATACCAACGTCCCAAAACAATACCTTTTTAGATGGTTCTATATTCTTTACCATCCAATCCCAAGCCTTTGCTTCGTATGTTTGGTCGAGTGGTAATGATTCTTCAAGTTTCAACTTATATTGATAGGGATAGTTAGATTGAACTACTGAAAAATCACCATCAAATTTATATTTATCAGGTAACCTATCGTATGATGCCTTTCTATTCTTATGAACATAATCACTAAGTGCTACAGGATGTATCGTCTTAACATTCTTATTGAATATCTTACATCCCATAGAGGCACCTAACATTGATAATCCGCTACCAGCAATACCAACTATCGTTTCAACACTATTTGGTACATTTTCAACCTGCTGTGCAACAGTTTTCATAACCTCAAACCCATTCATTCCAAATTTAATTTGAAAATAACCTGTCTCACCAACGAGTTTTTTAGCATCAAGTTCAGGACCTGATATGTTTGGATTACCTACACCATATACCTTAGCACCAAATTTTTGAGATAGTGATGAATTTATTCTATAACTATCTCTTATGTGGTCAGGATAATATGGTATCGTTACCAAGCATTTTAATCCAAAGTATTTAGCCACTGCGGCAGTAATACAAGATTGTGGAGATGGGATACCTGCTGCTGTTAATATCCCACCATTACAATCGTTTTTAATGTAATCTAAATTGTCATAGACGAGTTTAGCACATTGTCTTACCTTACCACCACTTACTCCACCGAGATTGAAAAGGTCATCTCGTTTAACCAAGTAACCCTTGTATTCTTCAATCGGTGTAAGCTGATTTACCCAATCGTGAAAATGTTCCTCTGAAAAGGTTGGAAAGTTGTCAAAGTTAATCAACGTCTTGGACAGCTACTAAGTAGTAAGTAACATCATAGTCATCAACTTTAAAATTGATACGAGCTAATCCTTGTTCACTTACTTCAAGTGTTGCACTTTCACATTCCTTATTCGCCACTAACACATCCTTAAAAAGATTTGCGTTAAAGGATACATTCTTAATACTACTCGTAACTTCTGTTTGAACAGGAATCGTAACACGATTTGTATTTATTGAAGCATAACCTATTATAACTTCAACTCCATTATCATTAGAGATAACCGTAAAAGTGTCGGTATCACTTAATGCTGATTTACCACTAATAAATCTCAAAATAAACTGAGTGTCTACTTTAATCTTCACTTGAAAATCAGGAAGTTCTTTTAGAGCTGGTGGTTGATTGATAACTGATTTATCCGACAACATAAAGTTTACGGATGAATGTTGGTCTGAAACTTCAAGAGCAATAGCTTTATCACCACTACTTTTTAAATCAAAGGTAACATCATCAGATAGAACACTTAATAACTTACTAAGTTGTTCTGTATCATAGACACCGAGTTCTGTATTACTAAAAGTAAAATTATTAACTGTCAACTCACCCAACAGAGCTTTATCGCCTGTAATGAACCGAGTATTCAGTTTATCATTTTTACTATTAATAACTACTGCATTTACATTACCACCTAAATGGTACTTGTCAATGAAACGAGTTAATTTAACTTTTTCCATTTATCATTCTCCTTATTATTCTGTATATACATATATACAAGTTTTCTCAAAATCAAAAAAATCTTTCTATTGTTTGTTCTTTATCAACAGGCTTACCCCATCTCAAACAATCATAAAACATCTGTATTTTTTTAGTTAGTGCTTGGTCGTAGATTTTATCTATATCCATCGTATCTTTGATGAACTGCATAATCTCAGGTGGGTCCTCATAACCTTTGTAAGCAACAACCCTTAAACCTAACGGATTATTTTTTAAATACACCCAACGAATCTTATCACCATTATTTATAAATCCATACTTCTTATCTTGACCAAAATATCTAACCAAGTCATTGTATGCTATTGAAGCTTTAACATGAACAGGACATCCCTTCTTTGTCTCTGAAAAAGCTGTTGTATTTTCACTATTTCTTTGTAGGTATTTCCATATCCCCTTTACTCCTGTTGGAGATGAGATGTCATCCAACGGACTATATCTAAGGTTCTTTCTAAATCTTGTTATCCGATGGTCTACCTTATCCTTTGGAACACTTGCTAAAATATCATCCAATACATCAGACAGCAACTTTCTAAAAGATGGAGCGAAGTTACTACGAACCGTATCTAAACCCTTTACCATAGTCTTGTTTACTTGAACACCATTATCCGAGATAATCTTCATACCATATCTTTTCTTCACAATAAACAAACCAGCTTTAGCTACAATCTCCTGCTTAATCTCAAATCTATGAATGTCAAGATTACAGAACTTCTGTGCGAAGTAATCGTAACTTTTATTTAAATAGGATTGAACTTCTGTTGCTATCTCGTTGATTCTCTGAGTCATCATCACATCACTCAGCTCTGTATTTGGAAATCGTTTCTTCACCAATGGAACTGCTGAATAAAAAACTGAATCAGTATCAATGTAAATACAATAGTCTTTGTTAGTTCCCAACTCATTATTGTAAAAGTGATTACCGAGTTTCTTGGTAAACTTAATTAACTCTTGACCTGTAAGTGTAGTAGCTTCAGCGTTATCTAAATCATAAAACCTAAATACAGGTAAACCCAATACACCATACATAGAGTTCAATACAATTTTTTGAATATGCTGTCGTCTATTGAAATATCCATATTGTTCTTCATTACCCTCATCACCAAACTTCTTTGCCAACTTTCTAAATTCTTTTCTCTTATCAAACCATTCTGATAATAGAGTTGGAATTAATCCTTGTTTATCAGTTCTATACATAATACCATTATTAGATATCGATATTTGATTTTTATCAAAATAATCTTGTAGTTCAACTTCCGTAAGTTGACCTTTGATTTTATCCCCCATCTTAATAGTATAGGTTTTCTTATTATCTTTCTTTAAAAATTCTTTTGGATTCCAACCAATAACCTTACCCAATTTAGTTTCAGGTGATATGTTTAAACTCATAATAATTGATGGATACATACTCGTGATATCCAAATCATAAACCCAATCGTGTTTACCTTTTTGTGGGTCCTGAACATAAGCTCCTGCAAACTTTTTCTTGAACTCACCTTCCTCTTTTCTTGGTGGTTTATTTGGTGCAACAACACCAAGTTTCTTTAGATACACTAATATGGCACCTTCAAGAAATCGAGAGTCATAAACAATGTCCTCATAAGGAACATGACCTACATGACAAATTCCTCGACACACATCAATAAAATCTAACTTATCATCTAACTTTTTTACAATCCTAACATCATGAATGTTGTATTTTACAAAATCAGTTAAGTGGTTTTCATATAAATCGTTAAGTGTTCCTTCGTATGAAATCTTAGATGTTCCAACCTCAGACACTCCAATGTCATCTAACCTATAACTTGGTTTAGAACTAAATGTAAAATTCTTATATAACATCAGATAATCTAAACAACTCACACCTGCTATCATATATCGTTCTCGATATTTATTCCAATAGACTTGTGAGATTGGTGATAGACAATTAGCTATATCTTCACCCATAGTGTTGTATATTCTATTGTAAAGATATGGTATGTCAAAACCATCTATGTTCCAACCTGTTATAATACTTGGTCTTAGTGCCAAATAATATTTTAGAAAACTTTTAAGTAGTGAGGTTTCTTCTGAATAGGTTTTTACTACCTCATTCTTACCCCATTCCATATCGTGTTTCAGTTTATGTTTTTCATCCAATACAAAACATAGATATTTCTGTTGTTGGTCATCATAAACAGCAATAGATGTAATCTTGTTTTCTGCCTTCTTAGGACTTGGAAAACCTTCGGTCACCTCGACCTCGATATCGATTACCATCGTCTTATGTCCTGTCGATGGTTCTTCACTATTGGTATACATATCAATGAGAGTTCGTGTTTCAGGATTAATATCACTTTCGTGTAATCCTTCTACATCCCTCTCCCACTTGTATATTTTTTTTAATCTATCCCCATACAAAGAAACATGAGTTCCGTATGAGTCTTTAACATATGCGTATTTTTTGAATGGAACTATAACATGACCACTTTTATCATCCCAAATGTGGACTTTTCTTTTTGAACTATCGTAATATATATTTTGATACAACTATGCACTTCCCCATTTATTTCGTGTTAGAACTTACGAATAAAAACTATTAAAGTCAAGGACTTTTTGCCTTATTTCTTTTTTTTATATCTCGATTTAATTTCTAACTTTTTAATTCTTTTCTCTAACTTATTGATATAATCATATATCTCAAATAAATCCATCGTGTCGGTTTGTTTAATCATTATAACCTACTGGTTTTATAAAAAAAGGGGGATGTGTTTCAATCCCCCTAAGTTTATTGTTTTAGAAATTAACACTTAGTCCAACATTAAAATATCTTGGTGTTCCAAGAAACACTTCAGCGTTGTGTGCTGCGTGAACCTTGTCACCAAAACTATTATATTGACTATGGTCAACTGCGTCTTGAACATATACTGCATCTAATGCGTTAAATACATGAGCAAAGACCTGTGGTTTTAAACCATTCCATTCTGGTAAGTCGTATGCTGCATGTAGGTCAACTTTAGAATAGCCAGGAGCTTTCCAAACTTGTTCTCTATCTACATCACCATCAACCTCACGAGAATCAGGACTCCAATCAGAGTAGTTATTATCATAGATGTTATATAGTGCTTGTATTTTAAGTCCCTTGATAGGAGTTAAAGTTCCACCGAAAACATATGATGTTTGTGGCATATCACCAACATACAATCCATCGAGTGCATATTGATAATCAGTAGTGGTTAGACCACTTACATTACCTTGTTCATCATATTCATTTTCTTGATATTTACCATCTGCATCACCATCGAACTTCCAGCTACCAAGACTAATTGCTGCATCTACCCTAAAAATATCGTGAACTTGTGAAGTAACTTCTACTTCAAGTCCTTGATGTTTTTGGTTTACACCAGTTAGAAAGATAACATCAGTATCACCTGAGTCACCTTGTCCCGTGGTTACGGATTTAGTAAGGTTTCTATCTTTCCAATCTGTGTTATATACATTTGCCTTTACAGCAAATTTTTCAGAACGGAAATTGACACCCGCCTCCGTGCTAATAAATTTTTCATTAGCAGGATCTGAAGCGACAGTTCCATCATTGTATATTACATTATCCATAATAGGTGGTTTTTCTACTAAACCAATATTACCAAACAAACTAACATTATCGTCTATATCATAAACTGCTCCACCTTTGAACTGAGAAGTTATGATAGCGTCTGCTTCAATCAACTCATTTTCAACTGTAAAGTGATCCTGATAAGTGTATTTGATACCTGAAAGACCAGCCATACCATATAGGTTTAACTTGTCTGCGGTATAATTACCTTGAACGAATCCACCTAACCAATCAACCGTAGTATGATTGTGATATGCGATTATGTCACCTAATCCAGCTTTCTTACCATCAGCATGATTATCATCCGAGTAATCCATATAGTAATCACCACCTAATAAATCACGAACTTCACGTGCGTGTTCGATTTCAGCAGTTCTCCAATCGATACCAACTTGAACTTCAAGTTCATCATTAACCTTGTGGTTAAGTTTTGAAATGAGTCCATATGTTCCTTGTCGATTGATACTATTTCTAAGAATACCAACAGATTGATTATTTCCATCACCATGAGTTCTTGGAATAGCTCTTTTGTCTACATAAACTGTATCTGAATCACCAGAGTTGTAGTCAATCAATGTATTCCAATCACGCGTCCAAGGACTTCCACCATAATAGAATTTATAGTCGTCATCACCGAGATTACCATCAACATCAAGTGTAGGAATTCTACCATAGGTTCCTGTTCCACCACCTGAACCACCACTCCAATAAGCAACTGAACTCAAACGAGTCTTATCGTTTATTGTTAGGAAATGGTTAAGGTTGACTAATGGTTTATGAAAGAAGTTTTCTCTTTCATTGAGGAAGTTAGGACTAAATCTATCGGTTGTTTTGTCTCCATACATATACCAATATTGTTGTCCATTATAATTAGGATTGATAGGTGCGACATTTTGATTAAAAAGTCTACCTGCGTCATCACCAACTTCGTTAGTGAATTTTGCTACATACTCATCCCAATCACTTGTTCCATCTTCATCAGAATCTGCTGCAGAAAGTCCTTTATAATCGGCTATTTCTTTTGCAAACTCTTTGTCATATGCCATTACATTTTGTTTGTAAAGGTTCTGACCATGACGCTGTGGAGCTCCTATCGCATACAACTCAAATCGGTTCTTATCATTTAACTGAAAAGAACTACCAAGATAGTAAGCCCAAGCATCTGTCCAAGTTCCATCAATGATACCATCACCAGTTTTACGAACTATCGTTCCACTAAGTGCTAGTTTGTCAGCGATTAAACCTGAATTATAGTTTAAAGTAGTTTTTAGAAAACCACCTGCCCCACTTTCTTGTTTGAACTTCCCACCTTTGTCTTGAGATGCAGGACTTGTTATGATGTTCATTGTTCCACCGATTGAAGGTGTAGCTAGATTAACAGCTGACAGGCCTCTTTGCATCTGAATTGATTCTGCTGCATCTGCAACTCCATCCCAATTAGACCAATAAACCCATCCGTTCTCCATATCATTTTGAGGAACACCGTTTATCATCACTGCTACATTTCGTTGGTTGAAACCACGAACATTGATACGAGCATCACCCGCACCACCACCTTGTTGAGTTGCGTATACACTTGGAGTAGTGTTTAAGGCCATTGGAATATCTTGTGAACCAAGACGAACTTCCATATCCTCTTTACTAATCGTTGTGTAAGCAACAGGTGTTTTTTCATCAGCTCTCGATGCTAAAACTTCAAGTGCCGACATGGTTAAAACATCTTCTTCTAAATCGAAGTTGAGTGTTCCAACTATATCACCCACCTCAACATCAAATGTTGCAGATGAGTATCCAATGAATGAAGCAGTTAATGTGTATGTGCCTTCAGTTCCGACATCAATAGTGTAATTACCAGATTCATCTGTTACACCACCTTTATCAGTTCCTACAACAGCAACATTTGCTCCAACCAATGGTTCAGTACCACCATTAACAACTCCAACGATAGTTTGTGCAAACAATCCTGCTGTCATCAATAATGATATTAATAGATTACGTTTATTCATTAACGTTCTCCTCGTTTTTAGTTAAGACACATTTTTCTATAGGTGTGTCAGCTGCCTATCCGCTTCTTTTCTTGTATGTGAAATATTAATTCGTGTCCACATGGTCGTCATTATCACCCGTAGTAGGAACAATATCCACATCACAAAAATCTCCATCACAAAATTTCTCTATGTTTGCTTCCTCGTTGTTTATTACTCCAAAGGATAGTTTTCCAAGTTTCTTAACTTGTTTGTTATATTCCTTTTCATCAATTGACTCGTAAGGCATTTGTTTGTAAGCACCTAACTCATGTCTTGGTAAAAGAGATATTCCCTTTAGATGATACTGATAATAATTCAAAACAGATGGTATTTGTCCACCCTCTGTTTCAGGATCGAATGTAACTGTACAACTAACTTGGTTATCAGCCCAATGTCTTTGTAGGAAAGCTGCTAAACTGAATTGTTCCCATATGGATAACTCACCCACGGTTCTAATTCCTTCTCCCACATCAACTGGTACTTCAACAACCATTGTGGTATCTTCTGAACCAAATGCTGGTTCTATTTTATAACCTGCTCTTTTCATGGGTTCTAATAATTCTGAATGTTTAGAAACCCTAATTCTTCTTGTATAAAATCTTGATTCAGGATAGTGTAATCCTGGTGTAGCTCCTGCTAACAACGAAACCGTTCCACTTGGTTTAACACTTGTGGTTTTGATTGACTTTGGAATAGCGAACCAATCACTATACATCTTATCCCACTCTTGTATTGTATCGTATCCAGCCTCTAACCAATTCTTTAACTCATCTAAACCTCTATTCGTAATAAACTGAGCTACTCCACTTACACTACATCCAATTCTTCTGTTTCTTAACATAACTCTATTGGTATCACTCCAATGAGTTTTACCCAATGTTACTGATTTAGCATATAGATAAGCATATTTTAATGTTCTTTGATAATCCTCTAATGAATCATGATTATCAGGAAATGTTTCTACCAAACAACATAACTCATAGGATTCAAGTGATTGTTCCAAACAAGGATTACCACCCATAACTCTATGGTCTTTGTTATCTCCACCATTCTTCATACGAGAATACTTTCTCATATTTTCTAACCATGCAAATCCTGGTTCTCCATTATCCTTAATTCTTTCTGCTGCCTCTGTATAATCCATACCTAACTCAGCAAATATACTATTGTTAGATGTCCAACCATATTGGTCACGATGTGGATTAACCTTGTAATTCTTTAAATCTAAATATTCTTCATCATAAGGATCACCAAACACAATCTCTGCCGTTCGTCTAACATTTCCTGCTACAACACATTTACCAATAAGGTTCATTATGTCCACAATAGTTGTTACGGTAATTGGTTCTCCACTATTTTTCTCTAATACTTTTGTTATGTCTACATGAACTTCTTTTAATGGTTCGGGTCCTGAGCTAACTCCACCAAAACCTTTAATCGGAACACCTGCTGGTCTAACCTTTGAGTAGTCAAACTCCATTGGGGCTTGACCATGAAAGTAGGATTCCAATAGTAGTTTCAAAGATTCTACCCAACCTTCACGAGTATCAGGTATTTCATAGACTTGATTATCTCTATCTGTTGCAACTCCTTTAACTACTATTTCACCAGCACCTTTACAATCAAATCCTACACCCACACCTAACATACTTGCGTCCATAAGGAAACAAAATGGTTTTGAGTAATCTTCTTTGATTGTTGATGTTGATACAAATGCACAATTGTTTAGGGCGGCGTACAAACCTTTTTCTTCGGTAACGGCTGTTCCCATAGCCCAAAGTCCACGGCCGGGTGGCAAAAACTTCATCGTGAATATACGCTCGTACATATCTTGAGCTGAAGCTTGTGCTTGCCACGGATTCCACCCTAATTGATGTTGGTCAATCCAATTCTTTTGCATCGTATAAGTTCCTTCTACAACTCGTTGGACGGTTTCCCACCATCTTTCGTTCTTCCCATCTTCCTTAATTCTTGAATAGGTTCTCATGTAAACTAATTCACCTAATCCGTTAAAACCGAATGGTGCTTTTTTTCTTTTAAATTTATTTATAAAATTTTCTGATAACTTAAATTTTTCCATCGTAACTCCTATTAATTTTTGATTCTTCGTTGCTGACCTTTATTAAATATAATATATATGGTATTCTATTCGAAGCCACTAACATCTTTTTCAAACATTTTTTTCTTTTCTGATAATGTTTTTCTCATAAATTCTTGACTATTATCCATCTTTCCTTGTGCGTCTTGTCCACCTTGAGTGGTTGATTCATAAACATCAATCTTACCGATATTAGTATTAATACTTGATGGGTATGTTATACCATCAGGACCGAATCTATTTTTAATCACATGAAATCTACCTGTGTTTGCTATTTTGTCCTCCACTTTCCTACTAACCGATACCACAAAGTCTGCTATCATAACCTTTGAATAGGCTTCAGCAACTTTCGTAGCGTCAATCACTTCTTCTTCTAATGAACTACGATTAGCCTGTGAGGCTGTCCATATTGGACAATCCATCTCTCCAGCTAATCCTCTTAAATCCTCGTAGATATTTTCTAATACATGACGTTTTTCAGTACCAATACCCTTTAAAATATCAGCGTAATCAACCAATACCAAATCAGGTTTATTACCTTGAAGTTCAATCTGACTTAGATGTGAGGTTAAGGTTTGAACCGAAGCACTTTTTGTAGGGAAATACTTAATCAGTAATGTTCCTGTTAATTGGTCAATTTTTTTCTTTACATCATCTTGATAAAATTTAATGTTAGAGGTTGTAATACCACTAAATACCGTATCGTATCTAAGTCCAACATAATTTTCATTTAACTCTAATGTATAATGAACTACATTCAATCCTGCTTTAACTGCTGCAGAACCAAGTGTTTGTAAACACCAAGACTTACCAATACCTGCTGGGGCTACTACAACTCCAAGTTCTCCACTTCCCAATCCACCATCCATAACATCATCGATTGGGTCCCAACCTGTTTTTACTGTTTTTCTGGCAGACTCATTCAACCTCTCTTCCATTCCATCAATATAGTCATGACCTAAATCTCTATCTTGACCAGCCTTCATAGCATTATCTACGAGTTTTTTGATTTGGTCATACTGACCTACTTCAATCAAATCCACACTATTCATAATGGCAGTTTTCATGACTTGATTACGACAGAACTCTAATGTTTGTTCTTGAACAAACTTTAAATCGGTTGATTCAATATATCTCCAAGCCTCTTTTAAATTATCCACAACAGATACTTTTAGAATATCATTTTCTATTTCTGAAATTTTAACCTTCATCACTTCAAGTGTTGGTTTAGATTTATATTCGAAAAAGTATTCTCTTATTGTTTTAGCTATCCATTTGTTGGCATCACTATCGAAATATTCAGGTTCTAATATATCAGATATTGTCTGTAAAAACTTTTGATCTCCTAAAAGTGAAGATAAGGTTTTGGATTGGAATGTTGTTCCGAATTGAATTAGAGTTGATTGTTCACTCATTATTGGTCACCATACATTTTTTTCACTCTATCTCGCCTCTGTTTTTCTCTTTTTTTCCTCTTATAAGTATCTTTTGCTTTTTGCAAAATCTCCTCTTTGTTGCGATGATAGTGCTCCATTTGCCACTTTCGTTGGGCCTCAAGTTTCTCTTCTTTGGTTTGATATTTACGCTTTCTTCCCATTGTTGTTAATCTTAGCGTATCTATTTAGCTGTGTCCATGTTTGTAGTATCCAACTATCCATATTTGGTAATGCCCCATACATCCTATCCTCAATAAACATCTTTTGAAATATCATCTTGTTTAGTTCAGGTATCTTACCATTTACGATATTATTTATTTTTAATTTAGCACCACCACTAATATCAACATCTGAAAGTTGCATCAATCTATGATTAATATCTATGGTGTCTGTGTTATCAAGTATTAGATTGTAAAATCTCTCTCCTTGATGTTTCTGTGCCTCTTTGATTACATCATCATATGATATAACCTTTCCTTCTGTGCCTAAGTCAGGAAAGTGCTTTAATAATGTTTTAGCACCAATACCTCTTACCCCTTTAATATTATCGGAAGTATCACCTTCGAAAACTCTACTCAATAATAAATTTTCTGATGTTACATTGTATTCTTCTAATATCTTTTCAGGATTGTAAAGTTTCTTCTTAGTAGGCGACCAAACTGAAATTCTGTCATTTACTAATTGTAAGAAATCTTTATCTGTTGACATGATGATAACATTACTTTTAGGTAACAACTGCTTTGCAGTATATCCTATAGCATCATCTGCTTCAATATTGTCAATTGACATTATACTTAATGGTAGTTTCTCTAAGTATTCCACACATCGAGATAACTGCATCATCATTGAGTGTCGTTCATCTTCAATATTCTCAAAATCGTTTGTTCGATTTAGTCGAATCTTAGTTGTTCGTTTTGCCTTATACTCAGGATAAAGTTTACGGCGGCGGTTAGAACCACCCTTACCATCAAAACATATGATGGTACGAGTAGGTCCTAACATTTTTATAGCGTAACCGACTGATTTTAAAAAACCAACTATTCCACCAATGTGGATACCATCCTCATTAGTAGTTGGTATAACACTAAACACTCTGATAAAAGTATTTAAGCCATCTATTATCAGTACTTTCTCATTGGGATTATTGGAGAGAGAATCGCCGCCATGTTTTTTTATTTCATCAAGTATAGACAAGTATTTTCCATTACTCATCTCCAACCACTTCATCTGTATATTCAACATCATCGATACCCAAATCTTCTGTTTGATATTTCAGAATAGAGGCGTTACAAATAACATTATATAAATGTTCTTCGAGTCCATCTGTTTCTTCCAACTTCTTATTGAAATCTTTAGATTGAAATTTGATATCTTCACCTTCGTATTCTAAAGTATACCATGCACCTGCAACTTTCAAGAGTTTGTGGTCTTTCAATACTTGTAACCAACTTCCCTTATCATCAATACCACTATCGAAGTAAAGGTTAAAGTCGGCATGTCGTAATGGAGGACCTAATCTATTCTTGATAATCTGAGCTCGAGCTTTCATACCTAAAGTATTTTTCTTCGCGTCCTTAATCTGTCCCATATTCTTTAAACGAATACGAGTAGAAGCGTGAAATGGTAATGCTTTACCACCACTTGTAGTCCACGGATCTCCAAACATAACTCCGAGTTTTTGTCTGAGTTGGTTTGTAAATACCAAAGCCACTCTTTCTCTACCAATCATCTGAGTAATCTTTCTCATAGCCTTTGAGATAACAATGGCCTTAGAAGTTGCCCAACCATCTTTGTCATAGTCGGCTTCCATCTCCACCTTAGTAGAGGCTGCTGCCATACTATCAACCAAAATAGTTACCAACCTATCTCTGTCTGATTCTCTGACTTTAGATACGATGTTTTCAATACATTCAAATATATCTTCTACGGTTTCCACATGAAGATATAAAAGATTTTGTATATCGATACCAATAGTTTCCAACCACTCTCTACTAACAGAAGTCTCAGTATCAATGTAAACCGCGAGTCCACCTTTCTTCTGAGTTTCTGCTAATATATGAGTTCCAATCAAAGACTTACCACTTGACTCCAAACCGTTAATTTCGGTGATTCGTCCTACGGCGATTCCACCATTAGGACGATTAGAGATTGCTAAGTCTAAGATTGAAGAACCCGTTGAGATAAACTCTTTAATATCGGTAGGGGTTGAACCACTACCATCAAGAAAATAAGCTACCTTGTGGTCTTTGAACTTTTTGTTTAAGGTATCGGCAAGAACTTCTGCAAGTTCGTCTTTTGCTGATATAGACATTTAGTTCTCCTTATGAATTAAACAAGTCGTCAAATGCACTACCTGCATCAGAAGTAGAATTTACTGCCGATTTTAAAGTAGATGCTGGAACTGTTTCGTCTTTTGTTGAACTATCGTCTCCATCTTCTGAGGGGTTTAACCAATCATTCAGAGCTTCTGCTAACTCATCATATGAGAGTTCTTGATAAACTTCAGCAATGTCTTTTTGTTCTTTTAGAACAGTTTCTAACAAAGCTTTGTTATCTGTGATTGGTGTTTGATTTGGTTTAACACGAATGTTAGTCTTAGGAAAGTTAGCTCCGGTTTCTTCTGCTGTTAAGAATTCTACCATAACATCACGACCATTTACAGGATCTGCTATGTCACCATAATCAGGATCTGCTATAATAGATAAAAGTTCTTGGTATACGGTTTTACCGAATCCCCAAAACTTCGTTCCTTGTCCTTCTTCTCCACGAACAACAACAGGTGCGAAAGTTCTAAGCTTTGCTTCTAACTTCTTACCAAGTCTCCAATCTTCACGATTTCCACTTGACTTTAATTTGTCAGCAAATTCTTCAATCGGATCTGGGCGACCAAATGAGATTGGTGAAAGATAGGTTTTACCACCTAAGTCATAATGAAAAAACAACTCAATAAATGGTGATTCTGTTTGTAGTTTGTAAGGAACAATCCTTATTAGTGATTTTCCCGGTTGAGGTTTCCACAGGTTTGTGGTTCGGGTATTGGTAGTTTGTAACTGAGCCAATCTTTTGCGTACTGCTTCAATATCCATTCGATATTCTCCTTATTATTTATGTTTATTTATTATTTAATATTTGTCATTGGTCATAACCTTTGACGAATATAAATATAACCTTGTCAATTAAAAATCATTTTTTTCTTGCTAAAAACTAAAAAAAGATGATGAGTTTTAGATAATTAAAATTATCGGGTATATGTAAGAAATCCTCATCACCTTAAATTGTGTAGAACATCCGGCTTTATAACGATTTAAGATGTTTGTTTCAACATCGCGTTGCACGTAGTCGGTTTTATTACTACTGGCTTCAGTTCTACAGATATGAAAATTTGGGGATGTGAGATTTGCGATTACTCACAACTTCAAGCTCAGATTTTTTTTACCTTGTACCTAACACCCAAAAGTTACTTTGGTTCTCCTCAATGATGGTTAATCATCGTCAAAGTGAGTACAACCTCTGTGTCATTACCTTATCTCTCTGAGTTTAGATTAATTCGGTCATAAAGTGGGATTTCGGTTTTACCCTTACCCACAACAAGGTCTAAGAATCGCTTCTTGTTTTTTTCTTGAAGTACATTTACTTGATATTGTCATAAGATATTGTTCACATTCGCCCGAATATCAACTCACCACAAGTCCAAGTATAGATTACCTTATGGGCTTCAAAGTCCACCCATTGTTCGGTCAATCCCATAGAGAGATAATTACTCTCCCTATCTTCCATTTTCAATTTTTCAAAAATCTTTGTATCTTAACGGATACAAATATATATATATACAAAAAAACCCAAACGATGGGCTTTTTTGCTGTTTTTTAAGTTTTTTTTTACCTCACTTCTAACATACCAAATGGAACACTATATTTCATACCACTCATCTCTACGATGGCTTTCTTGATGTTCATCTTAGTGATGACACCTTTGGTCTTTTTAGTTTTCTGAACACACCACACTTTAGAACCAACTCTTAATGTTGATTTACCTAACATAGTTTTACACTCACTAATAAACGATGATAGGTCGTTTAGTTCTGAAAGACTACTTAATTTTCTGATTTCATTTTTAATATTCATTTGTTATTTTCCTTTATTTGTTATTTGATCTTACGAAGAAAAAACGAGAAAGTCAAGTCTTTTCTTTAATTATTTTTTATTAAATTTCGGCTTCTTCTCTACCACAATGGTCATTACAACTACTACAAATATCATAGTCATCATATACATCAGCTCCACAACAATCACTCACTTCTTCACAATCGTCATCTTCTGTAAAATTGACAGGAGTATCGTTGTATACAAAAATCTTGTCCTTATCGAGTTCATCGGCTTCTTCTCGTGTCAATACGACAGATTCGGGTTTCTCCCTACCCAATACCTCGTAATCTATGTAGTCAAAAAAATCATCCATTTCTTTTTGAAACTCTTTATCGAATAAATCTCTCATTATTTTATTTCTCCATTTACTTGAATTAAATCTTGTGTTAAGTTGGTAGGTTTTCTATTAAATAGAAAATCTAATATATCGTCTGCGGTTTCATTCTCTTCAACTATCTCATTAAGATTGTCAAATAGATTTAATTGATTCTTGTGATTACCATAATCAGTTCTTTCAACTAAATCACCAAACGCGTTTATTACTAAGTTCTTCATGTTATCCCCTTTTATCATACCATAATATACAAAGAATATTTGATAAAGTCAAGTGTTTTTTTCATTTATTTTAGTTATACATCCCATTCATAGCTTCATCGAAATCAGGATTTTCTTCACAATACTTATCCAAATCAAAATCACCAAATTCAAGATGTCTTAATTCTTCCATCATCATCTCTTTGAAATCTTCACTCAACCAAGGTAATCTCATCTCTTCATCCATATCAGGTGATGAATGGTCGTGATTCTTACTATCCCAATATCTCCACATATCCACAACTTTAATATCATCACTAACACTTGATACCACATATTCAACATCTAATATATGACCTTCAAAATCTGTTGAAGAATCATTTTTTCCTAAAATAAACTCGTGTGTTTTTGTCATTACTTAACTCCCTTAACTGTAACCATTTCTATATACTCATCCAAATCCATTGTTCTAACTACACCATCTATTTCAATTATTATTTCTGTTTTCATTATTTATTCCCTTTATTTGATACTATAATATACAAAGGATAAATGAGAAAGTCAAGTGTTTTTTTAAATTATTTTTAAAAAACTTTCGTATAAGTGGTTTTGTTGATTTATTGTGTAGTGTTGGAAATCTCGTGCTTTAATTGAATCATCATCTTTAAAATCCATCACCTTTTCATCTAAAACATAGTAATTACAATTCATATCTTCTGCTATAGATTGAATCGCAAGTATGGATTTATCATAATTAATTTGTGCAACTTTATCGTCTAACAATGATTGTTCGACAAACATATCTCCTAAGAATCGTTTAGCGTGTTTACCATCATCATACAAAATATTCATAAATCTTGGTTGGGAATCTATTATAAATTCATACCTATACTTGTGCATAGTTGGTGCAAAATGAAATATATTTTTTATATTTAAGTGATTTTGAAATCCGTATAGTAACCTAAATGCCGTATCCACACCACTACCACCTTGAGAAAGATTCCAAAATTTCCCACCCATAAATTTATTTAACTTGTATGACCAAGTATTTTCTAAATGATGTCCAATACCAATTGTATGACTACATCCTAAGAATACATTTCCATCATCATAATTAAAATCATCAGGTGTTCTGAATCCATAGTTATTGAACTTATACTCTATTGGATTTTCTGTATAGTATTGTGTTGTTTTATCGTTTGGATACTTCCGTGAGTTATCCCGCCACAATTTTGTAGTGTCCATTGGACAAAATGACATAGTTCTATTTTTATCATAATGGGAAAATTGATAAATACTCATTTTTTATTGTGTATCAAATCTAAAGCGAGGTGATGAGAGAATCTACCAGCCTTTGGGCCACCATTAACCCTTCCATCACTTTCACCAGGCACCTTTACCCACAAGTAAGCATCTACTATTTCATCACAGGTTTTTGTTGTGGGATATTCACCAATTGAACGACCAAACGGATTGAAATGTTCTGAATTAGCTCCGTTTCCATTTCTTGAGGTGTCTATTACAAAATGAGTATTATTAAGTCGTTTTGAAATCTTCTTTCCATATTCATAACAAGTTGTGGTGGCATAATAGTTACTCGTGTTTAGTGCGAATCCATTTACTTTGTGAACATCACATAAACCTAAATAGCTTACTGCCTTAGGAACACTTAACCATTTTGGGTGTCCTATGTCTATGTAAACTGACGCATTTGTCCTACTTAATAACTCAATACTTGCCTTAATCAACCTCATCCTATCCAACCCATCAACCACACCCATTTGTTCCATATGTGGAATACAATCAGGTTCGTATATTACAATGGGTGATTTATCACCGAGTGCACTACAAAATTCTTGTATAAATTTTAAGTATTCATCATCTGAATCTGCACCACCTTTAGAATGGTGACCTAAATCTCTGTATGGTATTGAATATATTACTAATATTGGTAAGTATGGATGTGCCCGTTTGAGTAATCTTTGTATGGAATGTTTGGTTTTCCTAATTGTTCTCTTAGGCCCAACTCCATACCAAAAGGCTATTGGTTCTTTTGTAATTTCTTTGATTTCAGGATAGTCCTTACATACATCTTTTCGACTATTCCATTGGGGATAGTAAAACCTATAATTCATTTATTGGTGCTGTTCATTACTCCAAGTTTCTGTATTTATAACTTTGTATATTTTTGTTGGTATTTGATTTAACCCACCCTCATTAACAAGTAAAAGTGTGTTTTGAAATTCACTCCATTCTATTGGAAATTTTTTATCCAAGACTCCATTGTTTTTAGAACGAATAACTTCGTTTAAAGCGTTTATCGTATATAATGTGTTAGATTGTTTTTTTCTATGTAGAGCTATTGTATCCATTCCCTCTATAAAGTTATCGTGATTACTTGGAATGTTATAGGTGCATATTAATTGTGATAAATCATTTTCATTACTGAATATGTAAATCTTATCAAATAGCACATCATGACACTTGATGATTAGTTCGATTATTGAACTTAATCTTTCTTTCTTAGCGAATGTACATAGTAATTGAGTTCTCATTAAAATCCCTTAGTTTTTTTACCAATACAATCTTTGAAACCTTTACCCCAATTATAAACTCCATTTTGTCTACCAGTTTCACCTTGTTTCGTTCTCAATCTTTTTTCCATTATTTCCATCCTTTTCTGTTTACCAGTTTCAGGATCTATAACAGGTTTTCCGTCTTTATCTTCTAATATAGCGTAAACCATATAATATCCGCCAGTTGTTCTTTTTTGTGAGGATTTCTGCTCTTGTAGTTCACCCCTTATAAATTTTGCTTGAAAACCTGCCTTGGTATCCACCCCAAGACATTCTTGAATGCCCTTTTTATCAATATGAAATCCACTGGCATTTACCTCAAACATATCATCAAATTCATGAACCGTACCTTCAGGATTCATTATTGCATCAAAATGTCCCTTGTCCCAAATATCATTCGCAGCTAGTGCATCTCCTACTGGCACTCCATTTACATTTCCGATTTGGTTTATTTCTTCTAATACTTGATTTTCATAATCTAATGCTTCTTTTCGTTTTGCCTCAATCCTATCTCTTTGTTCGTTTTGGTCAACCATACCAAACTTAGAGTTAAGTCTATTGACAACATTTAAATCATCACCCGCAGGTATTTCATCACTTTGTTTTTGTAAAAATGCCCTTAACATCTGTTCATCAGTAGGTTCATCTCCATCAGGAAATGGTGGTTTTCTATTTGGATTAGATTTATTTAAAAAGTCTATTGCTGATTGTGCATCTTTTGTAGGTTTCCCATCAGATTTCTTTTGACTAATTTTTTCTGAACCAAAAACAGTTTCCACCCTTTCAAACCAATATTTATCAGGATTAGCACCGCTACTTGCAGTCTTAAAATAATCTATGACATCTTGTGTATCATAATCCTCACCAAGACCACCCAAAAGTTTTTTTGATGGTTCTTGTGATAATAGTTTGAAACTTGATTCTATTTCATCGAGTTTGTAAGAATACTTGGTTCTAACTTTCAATATTTCGATTTTTTGTTCTTCTGTGATGTCTCCTCGTTTAACTGCTTTATCGAGTGTTTCAGTAGTGACATCACCAGTCCATTCGTCTTTTTGTGTAGTTTGTGCTATTAGGGCATTTAAACTATCCTTATCGGAATGAAATAAGATGGTAGCCTCACCACTTTTTTCATCGTGGATGATTGTAGCAGTATCAGATGGATTTTCTCCACCACCACTATTCTTAATAAAATTCTTTACTTTGTCTTTTGGTATTTCTACCTTTTTTCCATTTTTAAATGCTACAACCTTTTCTACATCATCTATAATGTCTTGACCTCGTTGTAAATCATCTTGAGTACCACCAAGACCTATTACACTTGGATTTTTGTATCCTAACTTTTTTGAAATGGATTGTACTTTTTGTGCTTTTCTTCTACCGTTTCTAACTGCTAATTTACACTTACTATAAATCTCTCTTTGGTCAGGTGGTAAATCTTCAGGTATATCCTTTACACTAAGATATCCTGCGACACCCGATTCTAACCTACCACTTTTTGACTTTTTTACTTTATTATTTTGTTGTCCAAGTTTTTTATCTTTCAATTCATTGTACAGAATTTTTACTTGTTCTTCTTCTGAGAGTTTTTGAAAGGATTTATCTTCAACAATTCGTTCACATACTTCATTACTACCATCTTCGTTTAGTAATGAACCAGCATTACCTGGTGCAGATTTATCGTCTTTACTTTTCTTCTTTGGTGCTTTTTTAAATCCTTTTTCAAATCTGTCTTGACGACCTTTTTTCGTCTCCTCTAAATGTTTCCCAACCTTAGTAGTTTCTTTTTGTTTCTCATTATCACCACTTTCATTATCATCTTCCTTTCCAATTGTTTCATCATCAACTTGGTCTGATGTTGCATAAGGTAAATTTCCACCTCTTTGACTTTGATTGTATTGGTCGGTACGGGCTCTTACAATATTATCACCCTTATCGTAAAAATAATATCTTTGTAAACCACCCTTAGTTTTAGCGTTATCACCCGTTACAGGTAACTTTTGAACTTCCTGTTCGGTTAATCTATGTAATAACTCATTTACAGCACCTTTATTCCAACCCCTTTTCAAGAGTTCCATTCTCAATAACATTCTATCGTTAGGATTTGTAAAATCAGGAGCTCCACCTTTGGATTTAAAACTAAAGCCCTCTAATAATTTTTCCCAATAATTCATAATTTCTCCGTAATGTTTACCATTTCGTGATAGTTTAATCCCTTGCCTGATTTTGTAGGGAATTTACCATCTTGTTCTAATATATTCTTAACTCCTTTTAAAAACTCCAATCCATCGGATATTTTAAAATCAAATAAGAAACTATCGTAACTATAAAGTATTAACTTACTTTCAAAGTCCTTTAAAAATGGAATCAGTTGAGTCAATACTTTCATATTATTCTCAGTTTCCATTAACTGAATCATATAGTTGAATACCTTATTACGATTCATGGCCGAAAGATTCTTTTTGTATATCTTCTTGTTATAAATATCAGATTCTATGAATTTTCTCTCTTTATACTGAATCCAAGTATAATTGATATATTGGTTAACCTTGTCAAAAAATGGATTTGTTTCTACAATTTCAGGTGGAATGTGTCCGTAGAGATATTGAAATGAACGATTCTTGGATTCTTGGTAATCACATCCATAAAATTCAGACATATGTTCATGAACTGAACCATCAGGAAATTTATAATTAACGACCTCACCGATTAGTCTCAAGTGATATGCATCATAGTCAAACTCAACCAACATCCCATCATCAAATCTACTAACAAAAGGTTTTCTACTACCATCTTTTTTATTTAGTGCTGCAAAGTTAATACCACCGAATCTATTGGATGGACGACCTGTTGAGGTATAGGGATTGTATTCACTATAAACCATACCATTTGTGGTTTGCAATCCATTACTTTCAATATAGGTTAAATTGTCTAATATTTCATCATTGTATTCTTGATGTATCGGTAAATCAATATACTTTTCTAATACCTTAGTCTTTATCCTACACAATTCTATATGTTTCCAAATCGGTATTATTCTATTTATGTTTTTGAACTTCCACATGGTTCTATTGAAGTAATCGTGAGATTTGGTAGAGAGTTCTTCCCACTCCAATGGTTTATTTTTACTCATATAATGTTGGAGATTTACATCTACTACATTTGTTAGTTTTACGATGTGACTAAGTTCTTTCTTATTATAACAATATATCTTACCTAACATATCCAATGATATGAGATTATCTAATCCGATACTCAATGTTTCACCATGATTAAAGCAAACCATTCCCTCTTGTCCATTTAATATTTTAATATAAATGGCACATAAAGAGTTTTCTTTGGGATGTTTTTTTATATCTGAGAGTATCGGTAATACGATACAATCTTTGTTTTCGTTTTCCTTTAGAAACTCATCGAGTTGATTGTTTCTTTCTAATATCACTATAACCTATTTGTCTAAGTAAATATCACTCCATAGCCCGGTAGTTTCAGGAAATTTAGCTAACATAATTTCTTTTAATGCTCTCGCGTATTCTTGTATTTCTACCTGTGATGTTGGTTCATCTCGTAATTCTATGAAGTTCATAACACTTTGAAAAGATGCTGTCCACCAAACTTGTGTGTATTGAGATAATGGTAATACAATACGAGCCTGTTCTTTTGCCATACCCGCATCAATCATCTTATCATAAGTATGTTCTACCGCGTTCATATAATCATTATAACACGCAGTCATTCTCTTTTGTTGTAAATCATCCAATACACCAGCACTGGCCTGTTTATTATCTTCTGATTGTTTTCTCCACACTTCAGGATAATAATAATCCTCAACCTCAACATACCGACCACTTATCTCATTCCAAGCATGGTCTTTTGTAACACTCGATGATGTGGTTTCTATTCCAACAACATGCTTATACCATTGTCTCATCACGAACTCTGGTGCCTTGATAATCACCATGATGTGCTGATGTCTAAATGGACTAAAATGTTTGTGTTTGATTAAAAACTTTGATAATCTTCTGTCTTTATTGGTAAATTCTTCTGAACGACCACCGAATGATACACGGGCAGCATTAACAGGAGTTAAATCGTCACCAAGAGTATCAACTAATTCTACATAACCTTTATCTAATACATCAATTTTCATAATATAACCTTAATTTTATATAAATAGATAATTAATTTCTGAAATACACTTTTAATATGCCCCACCACCACTACCACCGGTAGGTGGTGCAGTTGTAGTTGTGGTTTGTGCACTACCACCACTTTTCTTTTTAGAACCCTTTTTAATTCTTCTTTTTTTCTTTCGTATTTTTCCTCTTGTTGATTGAAAGGATTTTATGGCGTTTTCTAACTCTTGAAGTTTTTCTTCTTTACTGGTTAACTCACCTAAGTATCCTTCTGTTGGATTCAATACAAATTCCAATTCATCATAACCACCTAACACCAATTCTTCGATAGTTCTTATGTTTTCCCTTTCCATTTGTGCCTTATCCAATGAAAGACTCCACTTAACACTTATTATTTGATATAATCGTGGTGCCAAATTATAAGATTGTTCACTAACCTCAAATACAAACTTATCTGTAAGTCTTTTTGCAAAATATCTTCTGGCAAATCCTAACTTTTCGTGTTTTGATTTTACTTCAAATTCATATGGGCCGATGTAATCGGTTGTTTTTAAAAATGATTGTTTGACTCCTCTATACTGACCTAATATAGTATCTCCTTTCTTTCTAAATATATTCTCTGATGTTCTATCATGAACACCACCACTCATGTAAAGTTGTTCTTTGGTTTTGTTACTGATGTGAATATGATATTCAATTCCCTTTGGAACTTTTGAACCATCTTCATATACAAATTCATCTGTATTCTTAACCACACCAGCATTATTTACCGTTCTGATGTTAGGAGAATCGGATGGCATTGATTTTTTACCCAATTCTGATAATCTTACACTAAAATCTATCGCTGGTTCTTGGTTAAATAAATTGAGTATCTTTCTTTTTTTCTTTGCCATTATTAATCTCTCACTTTACTAATCAGATTTTTTTACTAATTGACCTGTAACAGGATCAATACCATAAACACCATCATCATCATTTTCAGATATTTCTTGATAGCCTTGGTTTGGGCTAGTATCACTTAAATTTCCTTGAGATGCATTGTTACTTGGTAGTCCACCACTATTTCCACTTTGACCACCGCTAATCTGTGGTGCCTTTGATGTAGATTTTGAATACTTACTCACCTCAGATGGTGTTATTTTTATTACCTTATCACTCGCAACTCTAACTTGTCCTTTTATATCTGTTGTCCACCCATCTTTCGAAACATTTTGTGATACAGAAATAATCTGAAATGCACAGAATTCTTTATATCGTTTAGGAATGTAATTAACATGGAATACATTACCTGGAAAGATACCACCTATACCATCAATTGTTATACTCAATTCAATAGGAACTAAATCAGTAGTTCCTGATGCAGATTCTAATAATTCAATATCCACCGAACCATCTAATAGGGCACCATCACTACCAACTAATACCTGAGTATTACCACTTATAATATTTCCCATTACGGTCTTATACAATTCGTCATTTTTAATATCTTCTTTTAAATTACCATCCTCATCATACAACTGACCTTCTTGTCTCGCCTTAAAGAATTTTTTCATGGGTTCAAGAGTTCTTGCCTTACTACTCTTTTCTTTTTGTTTATCCTTTTTCTTCTCTTCGTCTGATTTTTCTTTTGATTCTCGTGCCCTTTCTAATATAGAAGATAAATCAAGACCACTAAACTGAACACCCTTTTCATTTCCAAAAAATTCATTGGAAACATTATCTCCAGCACCTTGTAGATTGTAAGGGTTTTGTGTTCCATATGCTGGCTTATCCGGATCTATCCGAGATGGTCTTATCATATCTTTTTGTGATTCGTCCACCCCATCTGTTCCCAACAACTTACCAGTAGCTGCTGCATCTTTATCACCTTCGGTTTCACCAGATCCAGGTGGGGAAGTTCCTGCATACATAGCAGTTATTGCAAATGCAGATGGTAACTTAACAGATAAATCCTGACTCTTTACTATACTTCTCTCACCCCAAGAATCAAAAACATACATTGGACTTGTAGGGTTTTCTAATCCATCCACATTAACTTTATCTATGTAGTCCTTTACTGATAGAACCGTATCTTTTGAATCTATTACCTTAACATTACCACTAATGTATGGATCACTTACAACTTGAAAATTCCAAAATCCTTGAACATCTTCATTTAATGCATCAAATAAATTTTGTAGTCCTTCCTTTAAAGTTTTTACACCTTGAAATGATTCTTTTACCAACCTAAATGATATTAAAATATTTCTTAGGTATCCTTTTGTATTATCATCATTTGCACTGAATGGTTCGAATTTATTAGGATCATTTATCAACGCTGCGACCGATTTACAGAATTCAGCATCTGCACTATCTTCTGTTGTCTTACTTATATTAAATTGACCAGGTAAAACCCATCTATCAAGATGAGGAGTTTCAAGATATGGATGATTTGAAACATGAACGGAAGTCATATCCGCTTCCGAAACATTATTTGTTTGATTTAAACCAGATAGAAATTTACCAGTTTCTGCATTTACTACTGGTTCTATACTTCTAAATGATGCTCCAATTCTCCCATCTGTTTTACTATATCGACCAACCCACTTGTTTAAAATATTATCTTCTAAGAATCCCCAAGTTATGTAAGGACCTTTTTCTCTTGCAAATTGTAACCACCCATCAGTTGCATAAACTAATACACCAGGTGGTAAGGTTGAACCTTGTTGCCACTTTTTATCTCCAACATTAGCTGGTGGTAGTGATTTTTTAAAATCCCAAAAACTCGAATCTTCTGTTGCTAAACTATACAATTCCTCTTCAAGTGCTGAACAAAATTCACCAAGTGTGGGCCAAGCTTCTGTGTCTTGAAATTCACCAGTAGGTGATGAAGATAGCGGTGCATCACTTTGGTCAAGTTGAGTGTTTAATATATTTACTCCCCTCGATACAATCGTGGTTGTAACATCAAATCCACCATCTGACCTAGCCTTAAATTCAAAATTACTTATTACTCCTGAAATTCCATCGTATCTACCACCACTATCCAAGACAAGTGTGTTTATCTTGTCATATGCCTTACCATCTTTCATGTCTTGTTCTGTTATGGTTTCTATATTTGCTTGATTGATAGATGAACCATAACCCCACTCTAATAATACACCTTTGTTCGGTGCCATAAAGTATGGAGTCAATCTTTCTAAATCTTCAAATGTCCAAACTATCCAATTTATAGTTGCTTCTCTGATTGCAGACAATCCACCCTTGTATTCACAAGTGAAATCTAATATACCAGGAATTGGTCGAATTAATTCATGACCATCTTGAGCTTGAATCTGAGGTTCTAATGCCTGTGTTCGTATAGGGCCGTAAACTTGTTCAAATCCTTGTAGTGGCCTGAAATTATTTTCCTCAAACACTTCACCACCATAAATACGAGCACCAACTACACCATCAACTGCAACAGGACTAAACATCTTAACCCACATACTTTTTGTAAAGGTATCGAGTAATTGAGATGTTTCAATGGGCTCAAGTGGATTTGTATTTGATTCACGGGCTAAGGCTAAACTTCTTTGATACAAAGTTTGTCTTACCTTTTCATTTATAGGGCCTAAATTTATCATAACCTTTTACCTATCAAGAAATTCTTCGTTAATTCTACGAAACTCCTGTAAAATTGGTTGAATGTTACCAGGAACACGTATCTCTACAGATGGATCTAAAGCAAATCCACCATCTCTAAGTTTATTTGCCTCTGCTATAATCCACCAAAGAGTTGAATCCCCATAATACCTAAAGGCTACATTTTCAAATCTATCACCATCTATTGGATAGATAAATTGGTCACCATCTTGAATAGGTATTGGTGGATATAAGGTCAATCCATAAACTCTCTTACCAGTTTCCTTGTCGTTCTTTATTATTGTATTTGTATATCTACTCATTTCTTATTCCTAAACATCCAATAAAGTACCCAATGAAGAAAACGGTTCGGCTCTTTCACCAAGTTTGTATGTATCGTTTCCATCACCTACGGCTAAATCTTTCAACCAAGGTAAATCATAATGCTTTCCTTGTGATGCTAATTTGTGTTTACCGATATGAGTGAATGTTACAGATACATTTAATACCTGCGGAAGTTGAGTTGATTTATCTATATCCCAACTAACATTATCCTCAACAGAAAAAGTTAAACCACTAAGATAACCAGGAGTCTGATAGAACATATCACCAATGGTTAAATGCATAAATGGAGCTTCCATTCTACTTGCCCCACCGACTTTTTTCCAAGTAGGATAGGTTAATCCCATAAGGTAATTTAATTTTTCCCAACAAACTAACATTTCTTGTTTTGAAAAAGGTGCAACTATAAAATCAAAACTAAGTTCTCTATTAACTCCTTGATAAACATGAACACTATCTGGTCTACCAATATATCTTTCAGTTGACCAATCAGGTGTCACGGTATCGTTTATTGCACTTAAAGTTGCCCTAAATATAATATTTTTTGAATTAACTATGTCATAGAATTTAAACTTTATATGGTCATCACCATAAAAGTTTTCATCACCCTCACCATATTTGATTAAATTAACATCATCAGTTTTATCGGTATTGAACGTAGGGGACTCCGCGGAACCACCAATTCTAACTGTTCCAACTCCTCCCAATTCATTTATTGTGTGTGTATCGGTAGGGTTTACAGGTAAAACAGCAGGAATAGGTTTACCTTCATTTGGTTCACCTCTTTTATGACTTTCTGCCCTTTTAGAATATCTCTGTTCCCCATTTTCGTCACCTTGTGGTAACATACCATATGCTAATGTTTTATATCTATCGAGTTTCGAACCCACTCCTTGTGCGTTAGATTCTATCTTCTCTGCTCTTGTATCAGATAACACACCATCAGGTAACATTTCAACATCTTGAACACCAGTATCCTTTGGATTTTGTATAGGTGAGTTATTATTTTGATATCTTATATCAACTTCTACTTTTGGTTTCTTATCATCCCCAATAAAAAACATACCAGGAAATCTGTTTTCGTCTGCTCCCGCTTCTATATTTTCTAAATAGTTTACACTATCAAATCCAAATCTTGTTGTTTCACTTCTACCATATTTATTATCTAATAGTTTTACTTCACCAGTTTCACTTACAAAACCCAATGATTGTCTCTCGGAGTTTAAATTACCACCATCTTGACTATTGAATAATGGAAAATTTTGAAGTTTTATCGGACTTTCGAGAGTTGATTGTCCGTCTACATTATACCTACCACTATTTAAATGAGCAGTTTCTATTTTTGCTACAGGATCACCATCAGAATCTATCTTTAATCTTGTATTGTTTAAATCTGTATTGTTAGTTGTTAAATTTTCATATGATTTTACCTTATCACTATATCTATTCCCTTGACCATCATTATAAATATCATTTTGAAATCCACCTAATGCTGGACTATCCCCTTGAACACGAGATAATGTTTTCCCTTTTACATCAATACTCGAACCTAAAGTCTCATCAGCCTTTGAAAGTTTACCTATATGTATAACATCTTTTCTATAATCAAATAATGGTTGATCCATTTCATTAATAGAAAATGCACTTTTTCTAATTGAGAATGGACTAACTAACTCATCAAATCTAGCGTAAGGTTCTGATGAACTATACTTATCCGACTCAAATTGTCGTTCTGCGGCAAATCCCTTTATACTATCTAAATTTACCTTTACTGCAGTTCCAGTATCTATGATTTGTGTCGGTGGTATTACAGGTCCGTTTCCTCCAAACTTAATCGTGTATGTAGAACGTTTTTGTGCTGCATCTGTAACAGGTAAATCAAGAAACTTACCAATCTGTATTACCGATTCTGGTTGGTCATTATACGATGACATAAATTCAGCAATTCTACTACCATCGGCATATGGTTTATCCCTTGAATAAAAATCACCTTCAAATACTCCTGGCTTCTCAACACCAAAATCTATGTATTCTGGTTCAAGTCCTGATGTAAATGCATCAGTAAGTGGAGAACCATCATATCTTATAGGAAGAAATCTACCTTGAATACCAGCATTTAAAGTTAATGATGGTAAGGTTGGTGTTCCACTTCTATCAACATATCTTCTATCTACACCTACGAAGTCTACTTGTTTATATAAATTAGAACCAACTACATTTTGTGAAAGTGAATCAATAGTTCCAGCTAATATATCAAATTTTAATTCAGGTAATGCTCCGAATGATACCTTACCACCAGCTCCTGGCACCATAGCTGCTAAATGTGCCAATGTTGTTCGTGTTGCCACGGCTGCTGCCCATTGTGGTGCAAAAGGTCCTATTTCTATTGCCTGTGAATATATGTCAAGTATAGTAAATCCAGCGGGTCCTGATGGTGAATTCATATAATTACCACCACCCAAATGTCTATCAATATGAACAATTGGTGCTATTGAACCTAATGATAGCGGATTGTAAACTCTTGTCTCAGGTCTTGGATTTAATAATTGTAATCCATATTGTTTAGCAAAAAAGAATATACCTTTGGGTGTAAGTGCCCACTTTCCAAGTCTAACTGCGTCATGTAGAGTTCTTGAAATCAATCCTGTAAATCCAGGTGCACCTCTTGTGATGTCACCTGCTGCAGAATCTATTTCGGTTAAGAATCCACCTACTTTTGAGAAGAATCCATCACCAGTTGGTTTGTCCATTCCCCAAGTGTTTCCAATCGGTCTTAAAATAAATGGTTCGTCAAATCCAGTTGTGCTATCATCTCTTGCTGGAATATTGTAAGGTATTCTATCTTGAAATGTGAAAAAATCATTTCCATCAGAATCAAAATTAGGTGAGTCTAAACTAATTCTTTTAAGTGATGTCTCAGTTCTATTAAACTCCTTGAATAATGGTATGGATGGTTCATCTTGTCCTGAAATATACATATCATCACGATTGAAACCACTTTCAAATAATGTATCCATCAACATACCTTGCTGATTTGCAAATCTACTACTAAATGCTTCTATTGGTGTGGTTAGGAAATCACTTCCATGTGCCCCACCAGCTATACTATCTATGTTTAGAGTCGTTTGATAAGTATCGGTTGTAGGTCCTGTTAAATTTATCATACTAACGGTATGAGTTTGAGTTTCCGTATCTTTAATCTGACTCGTGTAATTAGGTTGAGTCATAAAATCACTACCATGTAAATTAGGTATTAATGATGTAGTGTTTAATTGAGATTGATAAGTATCTTGAAAAGGACCAGTCAATACTATCTGTGGAATATTAAGGGTTATCTGTGTTTTAGTATATTGTTCTATTTTACTATTTCCACCAGGCGGTAATGTATTTCCAAACTCTTGTGGAACTTGATAATTTCCACTATCATCTCGGTATATTGAACCTCTTGGTGTGATTGGTAATAAATTTCCATAATATGGAGCTCCACCACCGATACCTGCTATTGTATCAACCCCACCTAATGAAAATAAGGAAGGATCGTGAGGTAATAGTTCTCCACCATATCCAATAAAAAATCTTTTTTGTCCCGTAATCTGATATCCACGAACCGTAAATGATTGTGGTGTTGAGTTCGGGTCTGCACCAAAACCAACCCCATTGTCGAAATCTGAATTATCAATAGGAAGTTCAGTTGTTCCGTGTCTACCACCGACTTGAGATTGAATACTTCCAGCATTACCATAATCGGTATATCTGAAATTTGATAAATCTGTTATTAAGTCTTTAAGTGCCATTTAATCTCTCATTAAGCCATGTTAATTGTATCTATGAAACCACCAGTGTTCTTCCTAACACCTATTAAGTTCTGTGCTATATCACCATCACTACCCATTAATTCTATAAGTTTATCTAATTTTTGATTGGTCATTTCTATCTTTGTCTCAACACCATCCTTTTTCGCTCCACCACCTTCTCCACCACCAGTTACCGCATTAAATGCTCCAACTGCAATCATTGCTGGAATTGCTAACAATCCAGCTGCTGAGAAAGCGGCCATTGAGGCTGCCAGTGCTCCAAATCCACCAGCGGTTGCAAATAATCCTAATGCAACTGTTGGACTTGCTATCGTCATAAGTTTAACTCCGAAATCTCCTATAGCTCCAATGATACCAACTAATGCAGAACCGACAGATTGAATAATTCCTCCCATAGCTTCACCAAACGCTTTTATACCAGGTGCGGCAAGTTTAAGTGCATATCCAATACCAATTACAGCTAGAGTTAATGCTGCTAATCCAAGTAGAACTTTAGGATTTGCTACTGCTCCAACTCCTTTTGATAATCCTTTTAATCCAGCACCCATTCCTTTTCCACTTTTTGCTATAGAACTACCCATTCCACCACCTTTACCACTTACTGATGCAGCTGCACTACCACCTGTTAGTTTATCTTTTAATCCACCCACAAGACTTTTAGCACCACTTAACATTCCACCACCGAGTGATTTACCGGCTAACATAGATTGAACTTTAAACGCAGTTATCAATCCTAATGCAACACCGAGAAACGTTCCTAACATTGGAACTTGTTTATTCAAGTAATTAAATCCCGCTCCTATAGCTGTTATACCAAGTACTGCAAGAGTTATTGGATAAAATGCTACTAACATGGCAACACCAATACCAGCCACTACTGGTAATAATGCCTTTCCTGCTGATAGGAATCCTGTCATGGCCTTACCTGCAAATTCCATGAGTTTTGCTATAATATCTTGAGTCTGTTTCTGAGCATCTGTCATATTGTTGAGTTTTTCTTGGTTTGCTACCATACTACTTAAATCTTGAACACTAACACCAAATGCTTTAGCCATTGCCTGTCGTTGAACTACATTCAATCGATTAAATTCTGCTTCACTACCAACTTGAGATACTATCTCTTTTTGCATTCCTGCTAAATCACCATTGAGTGCCATTTCACGAGCCTTATCCGTATTGATAGACTTTCCTGTTAACATCTGAGCTTCCATTTGGTCATTTATTGATGATTCGAAATCTAACAGACTATCAGCCATTTTACTTACGGTTGCCATATTGACACCGAGTTTTCTAGCCATTATGGCTGACTTTGCTAAATTAACCCCACCATCTTTTGCAAAACTTGAAAAGAATTCCATATCGGAAGCCATATCTTCCATAATTTTTGCTGGTGCTACTCCACTCTGTCTAGCTAAGTGACCTACACTTTCTAACTGACCTGCGGCTGCTGTAGCACTTGATGCACCGATGGCCATCATTGTGGTTGCCAATTGAGTTGATACTGCCCCACTAACTCCCATATGTGCGTTTAAACTTGCGAATGCTGATACGGTTTCTCTCGATACCTCTGATACTCCACCCATGTTATCGGCTATACCCATAGCAACATCTTTTACATCTGAGGCACTTACACCGAGAAATTGAAATTCCATAGCTGTACTATTTATGGTGTTTTGTAATCCTGCCGCTTCCATTGTGGTGATACCGAGTTCCTTACGAGTTTCCATTGTTCCACCAAAGAACATCTTCATAACCTTACTGGCTAACATTATGGCTCCAACTACTAACAGTATAGGTCCTAACATTCCACCAGTAAGAGCGTTTAATTGACTAAATCCTTGATTCAAACCATCTATTGCCTTGGTCATTTGACCTTTGATGTTGTTGACCATCAACTGATTCACCTTACCAGTCGCCATAAATTGTTTTATAAGGTGACTTGTACTTTTAGCTATACCTGCTGTAAAATCTGATTGTATTTGATCTAATCCAACTATTTGTGACGCCAGTCCACCAAATGGTAATGATTCCATAGTTGATTTCATCATATCGAATGGTTTGGTTAACATTGATGAGGCTTCATTTGCCAAGTTATTGGTTTTGTTATATTCGACATTCTTTTTGTCTAAAGCGTTAGTTGCTTCATTAACAATTTTCAATTCTTCTCTTAGACTAGCTTCCAATTCTTTTGGATAATTACCAGCCGATAACATATTGTTGATTTCGTTTCTTTTCTTCAAAACCTTTTCTTGTAGTGCATCAACTTCACTACTCATATCTTGGAAGTCACCCGTTCCCATTTTTTCATAATTTTCTGCCATCTTCAATGCTAAGTCGGCGGCCTCATCTTGGAATCCTACTGTGTCTCCTATTAAACCACCCATAATATTTAACTTATTGGCAGATGTATTATATGTCTTTGTTAAATCTTCACCACCTTGTGTCATTCCAGCCTGTAAACTACTTGCAATTTTTAATTTATCAGCAACACCTTGAGATAGACTTGTTATTGCTCCATATAAATTTACTGACTTTTGTTCTCTTTTATTCAGTCCTAAATAAATGGAATTTATTTGTTTGGTTTTATCAGCTCTTGTGCTATCTATTTCTTTTATTTTTTCGGCTATTTCACTTGCCTTTTTTGTATTATTGGTAAGTTGAACTAATTCTTTTTTTAGGTCTTTTAGTTTGGTAAGTTGATTTTTGTATTCGGTAGAACCTTTTTGTATTGATTTTAGATATGCAGCTGCCTGAACAATCGCTTCCTTTTGGAGTTTAATGTTTTCTTGAAGTAATTTATTTGATTGTGCGTCAGCCATTTAAATTCTCAACTTAAAAGAATTTAGTTTTTTTCATTAAATTCTTGGTTGCTTTCGACTTTTTTATTGTTTTTTCTAACTTTTTTACTGCCTTATCAGCTTCTATAGCATGTTTTCTTAGTTGAGGATTATCCTCTAAGGCCTTAGCAAGTCTATCTACATTACCATGCATTATTTTTGTCATGATATTAGTAAATAAACTTTCTTTGAGTTGCTCTTCGGTTAGTTTTTTATTGGATGAGGCCATTGTCATCTCCTTCTATGATTAAATTGATTGATTTATATTGAATATTATAACTCAATAATAAATATCAAGTATTGTAAAAATCAACGGCCTCTACTGATACCAGGACGAGAAAGTCCTGATGATTTGCCAGATGCCTTCTTTTTTGCCTTCTCCATTTGTTTATTCTCTTCATCATAAAACAAAGAGGCCTTTTTGATGTAAAAACGGCGAAGATATGAGGGCATATTGTATACTTCTGTAAAATGAAACCCACCTTTACCATGAAAGCAAAGGGAGAAGATTTGGTCGTGTATTGCGGGCTTATCTTCCTCCCGCAGGCCAAAAAAACTCGACATTTAATGGAATGTCCATATCGGTAGTATCACCTGTAGCTTCACTTACAAAAGTAAATGACATATCTACATCAGGTGTGATTTCCCTTAGATATTCTCTTAATGCGAATGAATCCCTTGAAAGTAGTTCGTAATCCACGAATTCATTGATTCGTTTTAGAGTTTGGTCTCCATCAACACCCGTGATTGCCTTTTTCAACCTCGTTGTGATTTCACTTGTTACTCCACTACCTTTTTGAAATTTCTTTAGTGCCTTTAACTCCTCTTCTATATCCTTTTCATCTTTATGAGTTAATAGTTTGAAAGTAATTGATGTCTTTGAAGTAGGTAGGTCAAATGTAAATTCATTCTTACCGCCTTTAAATAGTTTTTCATCAATTTCTTTATCTTTGATTTGTGTTAAATCAAATGTTTCTTGTTGTTTTTCACCCGAATCAGGATCCTGTAAATCTACGGTGTAGTCTTTACCATATCCTAATATACGAGTTGCTATCATTACAGCATTCTTGTCACCTAATAGTAAATCATCAAGTTTGACATTAGAATCTATAATGACACTTTCCATCAACTTATCCAAAACGATTCCCTTTTGAATAAGGTTACGAGAAGTCAATATATCTTCTTCTTTAGCCGTCATGTATTTTATTTCAATAGTTCCACCCGAACATGGATGGTCTTTTGGATACAATAGGCCTTTAGAAGGCAAATCTACGACTTCTGTTGGAAACTTTCGTTTCTCGTCAGCCATTTATTTTCTCCTAACTAATTTGATTAGTATGTTTGTGATTATAACCTCACTTCTTTAATATAACAGATTGCCAGACCTATTATAAAGTTTTTGTATTTAGACTAAATTAGAATTGTAGTATTGCGTAGTCGTATCTAAGAGTCAATGTGATATCAACTGGATCTGTTGCGTTTGCCCAATCTAAATCACCAAATGTTGCGTTAGAAATGTAAGTTCCTTTCAATGTCCATTCTTCAACCTTGTCACCGACAGGTCCTAAAACATTAAAAGTAACATCTTTCTTATAAAAATCAGAATACCCATCACGACCCGTTACTGATTCGTGTGATAATCTAACCCACTCCATAACTGCTTGTGCTCCACTTGGAACTACAGGATCATAAAGTGTAATTTCTAATTCTTCCCAAGCTCCCTTACCTTTAATATATCGTTTTACATTGATATGGTCGAGTTCAATAGTCTCGAAGGCAATAGTTGGTCTATTAGCTGTCTTAATTAAGTAAGAAGGGATTCCTTCGATGTACATAATGTATCTGTTCTTCGTTTTTGGTTCAAACGGTGTGAACATTATTTCTGAAGGATCTAATAAGTCTGGCATTTCATTTCTCCATAATTTTAAGGATGTCTCTATTCTTATATAAATATCATTTATTATAAAAAACACTCAATTAACTTAAAAACTTAATTTTAGAAGTTTTATTGAAGTTTTATTATTCTACTCTCATATATAAATATAAAGGGCAATAAAAAACCCCTCAATTAAGAGGGGCTTTCTATTTAGTTGTTTCCTAAGATTAACTTGGGAAAGTCGCTCCGGTTGGTAAGACAACGAAGTCCAACACAATGAACTCTGCAGTTCTTGTAGGTTGAATAAAGATTTGACCAACCAACTGATTTCTATCAACGACATCAGGTGTATTGTTGGTATCATCCATAACAACTCTGAATGCAGACAAACCACTATTGGATTGAACTGATTCCAAGAAAGGATTCACTATGTTTAAGAAACGATTCCTCGTTCCTGCTGTGTTTTGTTCGAATACTAAGAATCTTGAAGATGATGCGATAAACTTCTTCAATCTAATTAATAATCGTCTTACATTAACTCGGTCAAGTGCTGATGGACGACCTTGTAAGGTCTTTTGTCCCCATACACATACACCTTGTCCAGGAAAGGATGCGATTGGATTAACTCTTGCTTCATACAACTCATCTCGTTCATCATGTGTCAAACGAGTTTGAGCTTCTGTTACGGTTGTTAAACCACCACGATTCAATCCAGCAGGTGCGAACCATTCATGAGCTACTCTATCCGTGAATGCGATAGTTCCAGCTAATACTACTGATGGCGGAACCCATACAGGTAATGCTGTGTTTCTATCAACAATCTTTACCCAAGGATAATAGGTTGCTGCGTAATTGGTATCTAATGTTTCAATTGCTGCTGTTGCAGTTGCTATTGAATCACCATACTTTACAGAATCCAAGATAAAAAATGTATCACCTCGTTCTTCAGCTTTCTGAATAGCGTGGTTTGTAATACTTGGATGTAATCCGTGAATAACACCTGGAGTTACCAACATATTGATATCAAATTCATCAGGATTACTGACTGCGTTGATAGCTTTCTTAAATGCTGTATAACCAGCTGCTGATGTTGATGAGATATCAAATCCCATTGTATTAGCTGCTGTGATGTTAGTTCCAGTTAATTTAGGATTCGCAGGATTATCTCCATCAAATCCACCTTGAAATGGAACAACGAACTTTCTCTGTTTAATATTAGATAGTGCCAATGTGATTTTTTCAGTACCATCTGAGAATGTAGTTCCTGTTACACTTGCGTCTGCACTTCCATTGAAGTCCTCAAGACTCATAGTAACATGATTACCACTTCCAGCTGATGTTGGTATAGGTGCTAAATATTCTTTAGCGTCTGCATTACCAAAATCATGACCAAACACTACATTACTATCAAAAGCACCTTGTGCATTTGATTGACTTGTGTTGTATACCCAAGCTGGAACTTCTGTTGTTCCAGGAACGGTATTACTAAGTGCGGCGTGTCCCATTGGAACTAAGGTAACTGGTATTGAACCATTCTTAATATCAGCGTAGTTATCAGGATCGATGTAAATATGTTTGGAACGATTATCCCAATCACCATTGTAAGTTAATTTACCATCTGAATCAATTGATACATACCTATCTCCAATCTTACGAGCGAAGAAATTAGTACTTTTCGGGTCAAAGTTACAATTATCAAATTGTTCTAAGATATTATCAGTTGTCAATCCGTTATCATCCAATCCTGTCTGTCTAACTTGTAATGAGAATGAACCATAATCACTACCTGCTATAGAACCAGCTTTCTTAACATTCAAAATAATAATTTTGTATTTTTGAGTAACTAATGTTCCATGAGAACGAGTTTTTACTCTGAATAAATTATATCTTGCTTTGTTAATTAACTGAGATTGTATGTAAGGTGTTGTTGCTTCGGCGTAGGCCTGAGATGTAAAATCTGCAGTTCCAAAACCTGCTGCTGTTACTGATGCGGTTATGTTAGCAGTTCCACTTGTAAGTGCTCCTGCTGTAGTGTATCCACCTTGACCATATAGTGCTGCATTTGGTAAATTACTCTGTGCATATTTGAAGTTCTTATATAGATACGCACCTACGGTTGATAAACCTGATTTCTGAACTTGTGCATCTCTACTAAATACCTCACCAATGTAATCTGTACTTCCTGTGTTAAAGGATACGGTTGTTGTGAATGCTGATACACCTTTTGCACCAAAATTACTTCCACTAACAACTAATGTAAATTTCTCATAATCACCACCAAAAGTTGTTGGATTTTGAGTAATACTACATCCGTCTAATCTCACAGTTCCAGATGAACCACCACGAGATGGTGCTAATATAGCTAAAGTCTTTCTAGCTACACCAACGGTTGAACCACTAAGTGCACTACCACTTAATTGTATTTGAACTAAGTCCGCTGAATATCCACCAGTATTTAAAACCCTAACGATTGTTACGGTTCCAGCACTTCGTAGATATTGTTCTACAGCGTAAGGTGTGTAAAAACGGTCATCCGTTGAACCAAACATCTCTTCAAACTCAGAGAAGTTACTAATCATAGTAGGTACGAAAGCGGGGCCTTTAACTGTAGGTCCTACAATCGCCGCTCCTATGTCAGCAATTCCTTGAGGTAGAAAAGAAAGGTCACGTTCTCGCGTAAAGACACCAGGACTTACGATTCTTTCTGCCATTTGTTTTCTCCCAATTTATTGTTTTATAAATTAAATAACTTATTAGTCTTTTTCGACTATAAACATTATATATAAATATAGCAAATTATTCTCAAACGATTAGTTCAAGAAGTTTATTTTATGAAGTAGGCGTGAAAACTCCTGTTTTCGGGTCTAAATTACCTGCACCATATTTTTTGTTGAGAGATTCCACTTGTTCTCGTTCTGCTTTTTGTAACTCGGTATACTCAGTTTCCAATCTTAACTCAGCCTCATCCAATCCTTCTAATTGCTGATTGAGCAATAATCTTTGAACTCGTATTTGACCAAATTTAGTCTGTGTATTGGTATATCCTTGTTGTAAATCACTAAGAGACTTTAACTCCTCTTCGGTGAACTTTGTTTCCGAAACTTTAGTTTCTGTTTGTCCTAACTTGGACTCCTCTGTAACTGCCATAACGTTTTTCTCCTATGTTATAGTTATATGTTAATATATATATATGAAAATGTTGAAAACTACTTATTTTTTAGCTTATCAACCTCTGTTTTCAAATCTCTTACTTCACTTGTTAATTCTTTTATTGATTCTATTAATAACGGAACGATTCTCTTGTAATCTACTCCTAAATAACCATTTTTTCTTTCAATAACTATTTCAGGAATGATTTTTTGAACTTCTTGAGCAACAACTCCAACATCGTGTCCTCTTTCTCGTGCCCAAGCTGGTGACTTATCATTCCAATCAAACTCCACACCCCTAATCTCACCTATTTTATCTAACGAACCTTTAATAACTTTTATATTGTCTTTAAGTCTTTCATCTGATGAATTAAATGCTACAACATCACCATCTGCTACTACATCACCACTTGAAGATATTTGTGCCATAGTAAGATGAGAAGTTGATGAACCACTTATATTACCTGAAAATATACCCCCACCCGTTACAGATATACCTGTATTTGTGGTTTGAAGTTTTGTATTATTATTATAATTTAAATCTACTGAATTGGCTGCATTTAAAACCAACATAGTCTTAGAACCAGCTGCATTTTGAAATGTTTGAGTTCCACTTCTGACAAATATATTACCAGTTCCGTTGTCTTTTATGTAACTATTACTACCATCGTGATAGAGCTGTAAATCATTCCCATCACCAATATTCAGAACAGCATCATCTGCTAATTGTATACCACCACTTCCTGTAATTGTGTTGAGAATTGCATCGGATCCCGATACTATGACTTTTTTCCAATTTGGCATTTAATTTATCTCCTTACGGTTGGTTACCTTTCGGCCCACTTCCCAATGTCGCCAAACACCAGGCCAATAAAGTTACTCTTTTAACCATATCTCACCATCTTTATGGACGAGAGATGTCTTTTCAGGTGAATCTAATTTTCTTGCCTGATTTACTAATGCATCTTTAATCTGTGAGGGTGCTTTATCTAACATTCCTAACTGATTATGTAGTTTTTGAACCACTACATTACCCAAGGTAAGATACTTACCTGGTATCATCGAGTTTTTAATAATATTTATTAAAAATTCTAAATCTTCTTGATTGAGCTTGAATACTTCGTCCTCGACTACTCTTTTCTTACCCTTAACAATCATTCCCATTATGAAACCTCTTATTTTTTATGAATAAATCCAAATGTCTCCATTGTTGTTTATTGCCATTTCTCCAACACCATATTCTTTATCTGCTTCGACAGGAGCACCATCATCACCAAGTGCCTTAACCGTAACAACAAACTCTGATGGAGCAATTGCTGTACTGGTATCTTTTATTTGTTTTGCGACCGACCATCTTTGTGAGTTAATGTCGTGATAAAGTGCAGAACCACTATCTACAGCTGAACCACTCTGAACAATGATACCAGCGTCTACATTTGAACCAGCTGAACCAGTTGCTAAGAATATAAATGAATCTCCAACTGCGACATTGGTATTTGAAAGTGTAGTTGTGTCACCATTTACAATCAAGTTACCCTCAATTGTTGCGTTTGTTGAAACCGTTAGGGCTCCAGTTATATCTACACCGGCTGCGTCCACCCTCATTCTTTCTGTATTATCAGTATCGAATAGGATTACATCATCAGTTCCAAAATCAATTGTGTTGTTTTGTGAATTACCACCAATTATAAGTGAATTGTTTTTTACAGATGTAACCGTAGTTAGTGCTGCATCTAAATCATATTCTAAAGTTCCATCACCCACGGTTACACTAAGTCCATCACCACCAGTTGGAACTGCAACTGCAGGTCCATTTGAACCACCAATTAACAACTGACCATTTGTTCCCATTGCTACAGTTGCTAATGCGTTCGTTCCACCACTATCGTTAGTAATTACTACTGCCTTTGCAGTTGTTGTGTTTAATCCAGTTCCACCATGTCCTACTGCTAATTGTGTTCCTAATGTAATTGTTCCAGCTGTATCAAACCCTGCCTCTGCGTAAACATTTGAACCTGTAATACTGGCACTTGAACTGATATGACTTAATACATCTACCCTACCGACCACATCAACATTACTACTTGCGTAAATATCAGAACCGGTAATATTTCCACTACCCGATATGTGAACGGCTCCAGCGATAGAACCTTGATTTGCTAAGTCAATATCATCTACAAATAATTTTCTAAATGCTGTTCCACTTATACCCAAATCAATTGAACTATCGGCGTTTGGTTTTACATTTGCTCCACCTGCTGCCAATGTTATGTCTGCTGCTGCAGTTATTACCATATCCGTAGATACATCAATGGAGTCGTTAGCTCCATCTATTTCTAACTTATCTACTCGTGTGTTTCCACCACTAAGTGTAAGTAAATTATTTGCTTGTGTTGCAGTAAAATCACCGGCGTCAAAATTAATGACTGCACCTTCTGCTAAAAACAAGTCACTAAATTGACGAGTTTCAGTTCCTAAGGCTACACCATCATTATTTGTTGGTGTTATTGCTCCACTTGCTGATATTTCGTTAAGTACCGCGTTACTTCCCGATACTATTACTTTTCTCCATTGAGCCATTGTTATCTCCTAATAGGGTATATCCATTCCATTATAAATATTAAGTCGGTGGATTTTCGTATCCTAAATACCAAGCATTTGAACCACTATATATTAGTCCACCCGCTACTGCTGTTGGCATTGCTCCTTCCACTTCATTAAAAACCAAAACCCTATCGTGTGTTGATTTGAATAATAAATTGTCTGAGTCATCCTTGAAGGTAAATAAATCACCACTACCCTTTGTGGCTTTAAATTCCCAACTCGAACCTGTAAATTCGTTGACACCACTTGCCTCTTTCCAAGTTGATGCTCCATACTTAAATGCTGTACTATCTAATAATAAACTTCCTGTTATCTGATGACTCGATACGGATGGGTTATACCCAACCTTTGTCGAACCACTAACATTTAAACCAGTTGCTAAAGAAGTTCCTACATACTGATATGTGGTCATATAGACATATTGACTATCAGTTGGATCTTTATCTGCATTTAAAAACTGAACAATACCAGTTTTATAGTCAAATACATAATCATTGGTGGAAACAATATCACCACCAGCCAAAGAACCAGTTTGTAAACTATGACTTACTGCGGATGATTTATACAATACCGCTAAATATCCTGGTGTAGCATCTTCTGTTGTCGAGTTTGCTAATGAAGATGCTCCATACTTGGGTGATATGAAACTTGTCTGTTGGTCTGAACTAATCAACTGAGCTCCTATTCCACTATCACTTCCTGTTGGGTTTAGAAAAAACCAAACCTCATTATTAGTGTTTGATTTAGTCATTTTCTGTCTAAACCAATATCTCATTATATTATCACCATCAACAGAATAATACGAACCGATATCTGCACTTCCACTAAATGGTAATCCAGTTGAAGGTATTAGGTTTGCCTGAGTAAATACCTCTCCAGCACCTAAATCTAATACATCCGTAAATGCTTCTTGTGCTGTCGTAAAGGTATTGTGTGTATATCTTCTTGACGCTAATAATCTACCCGACTTCGATCCTGAATCTATTAATCCCATATCTTATCCTTAACTAAAACCCAATGTTATTGAAGATATTGGTGTTGGATCACCTTTATATCTAACAATTACATAAAGTTCATTATCACTTGAATCTAAATACATACCATCACCATTTCTTATTGGCATAGTATATGTTCCACTTGAAACACTACCACCAGTATTTCCATATAAATCTATTGCTGTTGAAAATGGATTTTTAATGTGGTCTTGGGATATATTAGCCTCTATCAAGTTACTTGTTGTTGCTGTTGGATCGTAAATCCTTGCCCTACTCAATTCTACATTATTACCACTTCCATTTCCTGAACTCTCAAATAATATAACACATGCTATACTATCAGCTGTAGTTGCGTTCCATGCTACTAATGTTGTGCTACTCAAATTAACCGTCATACTTGATTTTGTTCCACCATCAGTTTGAAATCTTCTGATGTAATATCTATATCCTGCAGTACTTGCTGCTAAAGTATGATTCGTAAACCAATATCCATTACTACCAGTTGGATCTGCAAGGAATCCTGGCTTTACTTGTAAATCATTTCCACTTAAAACACCATCTCCATCATCATTAGTTTGATAACTATCAGTTGTGAAATATGCTCCATTAAATGCCTGAACATTATCTGCTAATACTATTCTAAAATCTTCTCCTGTAAATGTTTCTGTGGTATCTTGTAGTGCATTTGAATCATATCCTTGAGCTCTACCATATACTCCCAAACTTCCGCTATCAACATGCTGTCCAAATGTTCCTGCAGTATGATAATTAATTGTCTGTGTGTCTAATGTGGTCTGTGATGACTCTCTATTTCTAGCCTTTGTAGCAACTGTAAATGATGTATCGGTTAATGTTCTTGAGGCCTGTATGGTATCACTCGTTCCACTATCGTATGAAACAGATGCTGAAAGTATTACAACATCATCATATCTTGGAACTCCACTATTTACAGCAGTAGTTCCATCACTTTCAAATACCCTACCACTTGTTTGAATTGTTCCACCATTTGTAGAAGTTGTATCGTTGGATATGGTTGCAGTTCCTGTTACCGAACCAGCTGACATATCAGTTAAAGTTGTTGATGATGCATACAACGGATTAAACAATCCTGTAATCTTCGTGGTTACTTCATATGTGGTGTCTAATAAATAAGGTGCACCACTTAAACTTCTTGATGTTGCAGTTAATGCTTTATGTGTTGTTCCGACATCTGCAAGTGAATT